TAATAAATTTAGAGGATATCAAAATCAATTCAGTGAAAATTTTGATAGTAGAAATAGAACATCTAAAGAAAAATATGGAACTAACTTAGGAGATGAAATCGATTTTCTTACATATGTTATATCTGCCGGTAATGATATAGTAGCGTATGAAAAATTTAGTGGTGATTATACTAGACTTAATACCTATCAACCATTAAGTTTATCCGGAACGTTATCTGCGGTGCAGAATCATATACCTAGTCAATTTCCTTTTGGAGTAAATGGATTAGGACATAACGGTGCTATAACCTATAGTTTAAGCACATATAATGAATTATGGGGTTGGCCATTAGTATTAAGAAACTCTTTAGTAACTAGCCAGACAGCGTTAGATGGTACAAATATACACTACGCTCCTGGGTTATCAGGTATACCGCAATTTACTAATTTGAGTGCTTTATCTGCAGAAGCTACTCATTTTTATGATTTCTATGAATATACATCTGGCGGTGATAATACTATTTTAAATAATACTATAGATTGGAGCAATCCTCAAACTGGTGTAATTAATACGAGATATCCTACTGGCGCGGCTGGAGAACCTACACATAGTTTAGGTAGCATACCTCTTAACTTTGATACAGGTCTATCAGGTTTAGAGGGAGATGATAAAATATTCGATATTATGATTAGAGACACGTTATTTAGTAGTCTATCTCTATTCGAAGG